GCGTAGACGGGTCTAGGCTGACGTTAAGGCGAGATAATTGGGTCTTCGGTATTTTGGGGCCAAACAGTGCCATCGAAGCTGTAGATAGGGCAATTGAAGCGCCTATAGCCGTAATTGTGGCAACCGTAGCGGCTGTTGCGGCTGCTGTGGCTGTTGAACCTAAAAACAAAGGTGCAAGTTCCGGTGCAAAAATAACCACTGCAACAGCAGCCGCGATAATCGCAACAGTCTTTAAAGTCTTACCCACGGCCCACGCTCCAGCACTTGTCCCATAGGGATCGATTAATGCGCTCTAACCCATCGTCTGAAACAAAATAAGCGAAGCCACCCATCACTACACCAACTGAGCCATCAAAGAAAGCCAAGTCTCCACGTTGCGCGTGACCTATTGCGACCTCTGGGAACTTGGCATCAATCGTTGCTTCAAGCGTTCCTGCGCCAATCTCTTTGATGACCTTCAGGCTGGTCTTTAGGCTGTCATACTGCCCACGCAATTCGGGTATGGGGTCTTCACCCGTTACCGCAATCACTGCACCAGCCGTAAACATGGAGCAATCATTTACACCATACTCAAACGGCTCATGGCGTTTGGTAAGAATGTAATTGGATAAAGCGTCTTCCCAAGTTGGTATTCTCATCGGAAGTTCATCCTTCCAAAATCGTTTTCCCCAGCACCGCCACCGCCGTAGCCGTAGTTACCAGCTTCAGCCATGCCGTTAGCCGCTGCGATAGATGGTTCCGCGCTAAGATCGCCAGCATCAAAAATGTTTTGAATAAGGTATGTTTTGTTTTGCGCGCCAGCAATGCTTGTTAAATAGTTCTCTATCGTAAGAGTAACTGTTTGGCTTTGCGCTCCACCAGAAATACTGACCTCATTCATGTAGCCAGTGTAATATGGAATGATAGAACCGACTTGGCCTTCATTTTCATTAACGCAATAGAACCAAAGCCGCGCAATGCGACCCTGCCACTTTGACTTGTCACCAATAATAGCCAAAAAGTCAGCGTTGTTTACCACAAGGCCGCTCATGGAGATCGCTACGGTATCAGAACCTGTTTCATTATGTTTGACAGGAGATACATTTATTAGATTGTGATCAAAGCTATCATAAGTGCCATCCAGTTCAGTGTCGCCTGATCCAGAAATAACCTTGTCGTAAAGACCGCTTGTGCCGCGCAAAACATCGCCAACAAAGTCAGCGTAAATAAGCACCCGCCAATTAACGACTGTGGCTTCCAGTGCGGCCTGTGTGGTTGCATCAACCATTAGAAGGACTCCCGTAGGTTCAGCGAGAGGCTATATACATAACCTGTCTCGACTGAAAGCGTTGGCTCCTCTACCAGATACATTAGGCAATAAGGGTTCTTGTATTCAATCGCAGCGTTATCCGATGGCGAAACTCGCACAGGCGGCTCAAACGTAAGCACAGCAACGCCAGAGCCATTGGATGTGACGTTCTCAGTCAACTGCAAAAGCTGGTTGTTGATGGTCACATACTGACCAGCCTGTAAGACAGTGGTTGATGTAGGCCAGCCGTCAGTGTTCAGTGTCCGGCCTGTCTGACCAGCGCCGTTGACTAGTGGGGTTGCTGTTGAAGCCGACTGTTCGACAGGATCGACGGGAACCCGAAAGTCATTTGCCGCACCACGCGATTTGGCAATGAACGAGCGCCAAGCATTGATGCTGAGTGTGCCTACAATTGGAGGGAAGGTAATCTGGGCTTCCCACCAGCCACGGCCAGAGGCAAGCGTCTGACGCCGACCTGTCCAATCAGATACGTTGGTCTGCGCTGGCATTAACAGCCGCCACGACATTGTCTGTGGCTTCGGCGTTGAAGGATATGTGATTGTAGCCATTACTGCATTGCTCCACCGAGGCGCGGCCTACGAAGACCCGCAATTGTGCGTGACTCTGCCGCTGCGATAATTGCCGGAGCAGCTTCAAGGATGCCCTGCTGCACCTGAGCGCGAACTGCGGCTGGATCGCTGGAGCCACGGGCGTCTACGTTGATGCTGATAGGGCTTCCGCCACTGCCACCACCGCGCATATTGCCGTTAGGAATGATTGTGCCATTACCACCAGGGACAAAAAGTTCTGGTCCACGTTCGCCAACCATGTACGGCGTCTTTCCAGAAACTGATCCGCCGAATGCTCTTAATGTAACTGGCTTAAAACTGCCTGGGCTACTCATGCCGATGTTCCCAAAGCCGCTGGCAGAACTAGGTGCAGCAGTTGCTCCAGCACCTAGCGCACCACTAATAATACCAACAATCTTTTGTACAACAAACAGCTTCCACAACTGGTCAATAACTGCGCCAATAATGCTTTTCATGGATTCCTTGAAGGACATAGCGCCAGTTATCATGCCCTTAAATGAGTCTGATACAGCCATGCCAATGGATTCAAATGAGTTCTTTATTTCCTCATTCTTTTCTCTGATTCTGGCATCATCCATTGCTTTGCTTAATCTGCCAATAGCCTCTCTAGCAGCATCAGCACCTACTCCAGCAGCTTCACCAGTTTCGGCGGCTAGTGCATCAAGCACAGCTTTTGCCGCAGCCTGATCCTGCTCAAACTGCGTCATGCCAGTATGAAGGTTTTCATACTTCTTAATAAGGGTATCTATCGGGCCAGTAGCAGTAGCCTTAATTGCATTCATAAAACCGATCTGAAGATCGCTTGTCATTTTTTCACTTTTTTGAATGCCTTCATATTGGGCTTCTAAGTCACGAAGCTTGTTTATGTAATCTGGCAGCGCCTTTTTTGTCAGGTCATTTGTTGACTTTTTGAACTTTTCGACATTGTCATTAGCTTCCTTGAACTGCTTCAACCAATCTTGTGCTGGGTTTTGAGCATCTTGAAAAGCATCTGTAACGGCGACCAGCTTAGTTTCAAATTCACCAAGCGATAAAGCACCGGACTGATACTCTGCAATTACTGCCTCTTGAGCAGCACGAAGTTTATCAGCTTCTGAAACAGCCTTTGGCTTTTTTTCCCTTGTTTTATCTGGGCTTATAAGCGCCGAATCAAGAACGCCTTGATCGAATGATTGCTGCCCTAATTCAGCACCCTTTGTATAAGAAAGCGCCTTCATCCTATTAAGGAGATATTGCTGAAACTTCTGGTCACCCTTTTTGAATAGGTTTTCAATTTCTGCGCCAGCGGTCTTTGATCCGGCAGCCAATTCCTTAAACGCGGCATCTGCAACCGTATAGAATGCCACAGCACCCTTGCGGCTGTCCTCCAAGTCAGCAACAAAATCTTTATTGAAGACGCCTGGAAACATACCAGCGCCAGGGGTGTATATGGCCCCTAGTACGTCTGCCCCAATGTTTTTGGCTCGTTCAAAAACGCCTGGGTCAACAATCTTATTAAACCGCGCATCAGCAGCCGCTTGGGCCTCTGCGGCCATAACCCTTAGATTTGCAATTTTGGCAAGCGTGTTGAGGCGCGTTTCGGCTGTGTTACTTTTGATCTTGCCCGTAGATATATCAAACATATCCCCAAGGGATGATTGCGCCTCGCCCAAAGATGATGAAGCAACATCTAATTTGGCAGCGGCCTCACTGCCAGCGGAAAGAGTTTCAATTAAATAGCTTACCGCCATTGTTCCGATAAGAAGTGCCGCACCCCAAGGACCAGCAAGGAAGTTTCCAACCGCGCCAAGCCTACCACCCATCATCGACAGGGCAAAGCCGATCTGACCAAGTTGCTGGTTAAACGCCTGAACAGGACTTGCACCAGTCGATATGGACGTTGCCAAGTCGTTAAACTGCATACCAAGTTGCTGGGTTCCCTGACGCGCATTACGCAGGGCCTTTGATTGCGCGTCAAGGGCAGTGTTATAACGCTTCCCATTGACAACAACAGCTTCGGTGGATTTTGTAAGCGTGGTATTAGCCGAAGCTAACTTCTTGGTTTCAGCCTCAAGCGCACCAACCCGATTAATCAGATTGGCGATTTGCTCCATGCCCTGCGTATGGGCAATGATATTAAAATCAAGATTTTGCTCTGCCACGCTTCTGGTTTTCCTCACTCACTTTGAAGAATGCTACCCACTCGTTATACTCTTCAATTGAGATTTGTTCAATCTCTGCGATGGTCTTGCCGAGCCGATCCGCCAGGGTGATTAAATTATACCTTAGCGGATCGTTTCTTAGTTTTTTTCCTGCTCCTCGACGCTATCACCGCTCATAAATGCAGCGGCCACAGTCGAGATCACGGACACTTCTTCACGCATCAGGATCGCTTTATCCTCAAGCGTGAACAACTTTTCGCCCTGACCATTCTCAGCCTTGAGAATGATAAGGTCAACCATTGCATCAAATGATGCGGAACCCAGAAAGTTAGGGTGCTTGCGCTGAATGCGGTTCAGTTCACCAGCAAGCAGAGGGCCGTAATAGACCGTCTCTGGCTTGCCTTCATCACCCCATTCTGCAACGTCGATGTGACGCTTATTCGATGTTCGCTCTGCAATACGCTTGGCAATACTCATATTAATATCCTTCTAATTATACAGCCGCGCTGGTCAAAGCCCCTGTTCCTTGAACAGTGATAGTGGATTCCACCATACCATCGAAGCTGCCTGTGATAGTCTTACCCGTTACAATGGCTTGACCTGTGTAATAAATATCGCCCGTTGTCGTACCTTCTGGGTAGAAGCGGACGTTGACTTCTGATCCAGGAACCAATGCGCCCTGACCTGTGGTGTCCAACTCATCCCAGAACACATCAACCGAACCAGACCAACCTTTCAAAGTTGTCTTAAAACTGCGGTATCCGTCGCCCATGCTTGAGTCTTCGACGGTATCGGCGGTTTCTTCGACCGAATAAGAACGGATTTCAAGTACGGCATTGGTTGCGCCAACGCGAACAGTGCCTTCTGAACCAGTGTGAGTAGCCATTTAAGTTTCCTTACGCCAAGGTGAGCAGCGACAAAGCACCAGTGCCTTGAAGCGTGATTGTGGATTCGACCATTCCGTCAAAGCTACCAGTAACTGTGCGACCAGTGACAATAGCAGTGCCAGAGTAGTACTTTTCAGATGCTCCAGCCGTCGCACCTTCGGGGAAGAAGTTAATAGTTACTTCCGTACCGACAGTCATAGCAACCTGACCATTGGTGTCAGTCTCATCCCAGAATACGTCAACAGAACCAGACCAGCCCTTCAGCGTGGTTTTGAAACTTCTATATGCGTCACCCATGCTTGAGTCTTCGACGGTATCGGCGGTTTCTTCCACAGAATACGAACGAATCTCTGCAATGGCGTTAAGTCCAACACGGACTGTGCCTTCACTTCCGGTATGCGTAGCCATTACTCAGACTCCTCGACTTTCTCTACTTGAACCTTTGGCTTCACAGCCTTCTTTACATCCCAACCCTTGGATTGGTAATTTGCCAGATCGACCTCACAAGCGAGTATTTCATCACCTTGGGCGTTGTAAATTTTGACCATCTTCATCGCGGTGTCTCCAGATCAGCAAGAAGCGTAACATATTGGACTGCGTAAGACAACCGTGCATTAGCAACTGGCTTCTCGCCTTCAACATTAATGTCAACGTCAGACTCAGATAGAATACAGCTTTTCACCAATCCTGACAACTGGAAATCAGAACCAACCGCGTCCTCAATCAGAACACAAGCGTCATCTATTTGGTTCACGATAGTCGCACTTGATCCCTTAATAAAAATATCAACATATACTTGCAGTGATCCGATGGCTGTTTTCGTACCTATGGTTGCCAATGAACTGCTTTGGCTGTTCGTATAGATAACAGCCGCTGGTAGCTTGGCATCATCCAGCGCATAGGATCGCATCTTATACACGCGACCAGAGAAGAATGGCAAAGCGCCAATGATTGCAGCGATTCGGTCGCGAATCTGGTTATTAATGTGCGACATTAAATGGACACCTGGCAGTTATCGATGGCGGTCATATACCTAACATCAAAGATCATCTTGCCAGTGCCGATTGCCTTTTCACCAGTTGTATCGACGCTAAAATCCGACTGTGTCAGAACACAGCTTTTGACAAGGCCTCTGAAGGTGTAATCAGTTTCAAAGGCACTATTTAATTCAGCGCAGAAACCTTCAATGTTCTCGAATATATTAATGCTTGATCCCTTGTTAATCACATCAACCCGTAGTTCAAGGCTGTGTGACAAGGTGCGATTGCCCATAGTAGCTAGTCTTGTTACATCGTTTGTTGTGTAAACAAGCAAAGCTGGAAGCTGCGCCTCATCAAGCGCATACTTACGAAATTTGTACATTGTGCCAGTAGAAAGCAAATCTTCGCCTACTCTTGGGGCAAGATTCGCGCCAAAACGGTCCTGTATGACAATACCGAACCTGTCGTAGATGAAATTAATCAATAGGTTTGCAGCATAATCTCTGATCTGTTGCCGAACGTGGCTCATACTACACCTTTTCGAGAATAAGGGTACTTACGCCAGTTCCATCAGTTAAAACAACACGCACGTTATAGGCGACAGAGCGAATGATGATTTCATCGCCGTCAGCGGCCAAAGGTACGTCAGCAGTGCGGCAAACAAACTGTGGTGATGGAATTGTGATGTCCATCAGGTCTGTTGCGCCACGGCTGGCTTGAGGGGCATCAAAGATACCGTTCACAGAAACAGCACTACCACCTACGGGTGTGTAGGTGGCAGTGTCTGCAAAATCATCGACTTCAAAGAAATCGAGAATGTCATTTGCGCTCTCAATCCCCATTCTTGGAACTGCGCTTAATGACAGGATCGTGATTTTCTATTTCTGTGGCTACAGGATCACGATGCTCAACCTTTGGTGCTTCAGCCACGCGGACTGCCTCTTCAAAGATTTCGATTTTCTTATGAGCGATAAGCACCAAAGCTTCGCTGTGTGGAAGAGTAGTAACGTCACCAATAGCCAATGGGCCTTGCGATGTTATTACGCCACGAATGCACTTGTATTGCATATCATTCTCCAAAGAAGTCGAGGGCTGATATGACTTCCAAATATCAGCCCTCAACATTTCTTATGCTCCGTCGTTGTTGTATGCGAACGAGACTGCGTTGCGAAGTGCAACGTCAATCGTCTGAAGCGCAACAATGCGGACAGTTCCGGTTGTCGATGCGGTATAAGGATCTACGGTGAGATCCAATCCGCCCCACATGCCGATCATGCAGTCAGCGAAATTCCCAAAATAAACGTTACCAGCAGTTGCTTGCTGAGTGCGGATTACGTTGTAACCGTTGGCTTGACCGCCTTCGAGGACGAACATGCCCGAACCAGCGTCCTTTGCCTTTGTCTTCAGACCGCCGTAAGTGGCTGCGTCCGTGATGTAGGCCAAGTTACCGAACAGAGCGTTGTCTTCTGCAACAGCAGTTTCCATCGCAACCATTTCAGCAAAGGTTGGTACAGCAGCAGCAAACGAGGTTGGCTTGTTTACACCGCTGGTGTTCAAGATACCTGTTGGCTGACCGGACGAACCTGAGCCTTCCAATGCGCCCTTGTCGATTGCCAAGGCCAGAGCCTGTGTCAAATCGTCACGGACCAACTGCTCAATGGCAGGAGTCGATTGGAGGATCAACTGACGGGTCATGTCGGTAAATGCACCAACATTCTTTGGCGTCAGCGAAACTGTGCCGAAGGTTGGTTCTGATTCAGAAGCAGCGCCGCCTTCGGTGCTGATCCAGCCAGAAGCAGATGCAGCAGTCTTCTTAGGGATAGCTACGTTGCCAACAAGACCTGGGAGCATACGCGCACCAGCTTGCATTACGGACGAAGAGTTACGCAGAACGTCGATAAACTCGTTAGCAAGCAAGTTGGTTGCAACGATTTCGTTGTCGTCCGAGGTGTTCAGGTCGCGCTTCCAGACGCCAAGAACGTCGGTTGGGAGCATAACGCCCTGTGCGCCACGGCCATAACGCTGTGCAGCAGCTTCCGAGACTTCAAACTCGAATGCAGCAGCTTCGCGGAGGCGACGGTCACTTGGGTTTGCAAGAGCAGCAATAGCACGAACAACCGAGAACTGACGAATTTCTTTTTTCGTCATGCCGATGTTTTCGTTTTCAAGCGGCTTGTCCGAACCGATTACGTCAAGCAGTTCACCACGGAACTGTTCAATGCTCTTGCCCGAACGGAGGGCGGCATCGCCAAGGTCACGTTTGTTGTGACGAGCGGCGAGTTCGATGATTGCGGAGGCGTTACGAGCAGCGGCTTCAGCAGCTTCTGCACGAACCGCATCCATATTTACTTCGTCAGTCATTTTGACTTCCTTTTTGATAGATGGTTCAACTTTGGGTTGGGGTTCGAGAGCAGCCGCGCTACGCCCCACACCGACTGACTGATCAGCGGGGATGGAAACGACAGATACCTCCAGGACCGACCAAGAGCGAACAAGGTACTCGTCCTTATTCGTCGTGGACCGCTCCATTTTGTTGACGCGGTATCCGACGGAGACATTTCCGCGAATACCATCGACAACGTCCTGAAAAATCTCTTGCGCCAAAGCAGAGCGGCCAAAGCGGACATTCGCCCTAAGCACCCTATCAGCATCGAGACTAACAGATTCAATTACGCCAATCTGGCGCTCCATATCATGGTCCAGTAGCAACGGCGCACGGCCAGATGACAAAAATGCCATATCAATAGCATTCGGCTCATGAACAAGGATTTCTTTTCCAAACGAGCGTTCGACAGGAAGTTCCGACGATACCGCAATAGATACGGTACGCTTCTTTTCGTCAACGCCACGAACAGCAATGTCAACAGCGGCAGAACGGCGCTCAAGGTCAGCGGCTTTACGCTCTTCCTCAGTAGGCTCTTCGGTTGCTTCTTCAGTCGCCACTTCAGTTGCTTCTTCAGCGACTTCGGCCTCAACAACCTCAACCTCTACAGCAACTTCAGTTTCTACAACCTCTGCTTCTACAGCATTTTCAACTTTTGACATAAATTGCTCCAAAAAGCGTTTCAGCGAAACAATAACACCAAATCATGCAACAATCAAACAATCGGTTCTGGTTCATCTTGACCCTTGCCTGCTTCATTCGCACCAAACGGGAAGAATGCCAATTCAAGGCCAAAAGCGTCCGCCATTTCCTTGTCACGCTGCCACTGGCTAAATGTCTCTTCAACATCGCGGCCATACTGACCAGCAACGTCCTGCATCGACATAACGCCATTGTGCATAGCTGTAACCGCTGCGTTGATTTCCTTTTGTGGATCGACCCACTGCCAACCACGGGGGCGGAAACTTGATGCAGACGAAAACTTATCAAAGCGCGATGCTGGAATTGGAATAAATCCGAACTCCATAACGTGCATAAGCCAAGCATTGTACGCAGGAATAACAAAATGCTCCATCAGGAACTGCTGCATCATCTTGTAGCTATCACGCTCTTCCAATGCACCCTGACGGATCGAACTGTACGATGTGCCTTCCAAATCGTTCGACAGCGCAGCGTAAGATACGCCAAGACCAGAAGCTATCCCACGAATAATGCCCTTCTGGAAGTCGCTGAACGCAGTCGCCGGATGCGATGGATCAAATGGTTTAAAGTCAACGCCGTTAGGTAACTGGTGAAACGTGCCAGGTTCCGCGTCGATGATAGGGACAGTGTTGTCGTAATCGTCGGCTGGCGCATCTTCGCCAGTGTCTGACGTAAAGAAGCCCATCTTGGACGCGGCCATACGCGATGCGACCAATTCAGCCTCACGGTGAGCGTTCAGCATCTTCAACTGGCTCATGGCAGGAGCCAACCAAGGTTCGCCGCGTGTCTGACCAGCGCGAAGCGGATCGTAAACGTGGATGATGTTCTTGGCATCAATACGGTTGGATGAATTGATGGAAATGGACGAAAATTCAGAATCGCCAGGGTGACGCTTCTTTACCCAATAGGCGACAGGGCGCTGGAACTCATCGACCTCAACGCCCATGCGGATTTCGCGTCCGTTACGCAGCTTCTCGTTCTTCTGCTCATCGATCTGGTCAGATTCGATAGGGTGGAATGCAATGCCATGAATAAACACACGGTTTTTCACGATCTGGATAAGCGCCTCGCCATCACGCGCAGTCGCTTCTATCACATATTTCTGTAGGTCAATCCAGCTTAGGCGACCATCTGCCGTGCAGTTACCTTTAAGAGCGAACTGGTAAAAGCTGTCTTCAATGATTTGGTTGCCAATTGAATCCAACGATCCGTTTGTGTTCCGCGCCTTGACTTGCAGGGTCATACCCTTGTCGCCGACCACGTTGGTCTTCAGCAAGTTCATAAAACGCTTAACGTAGACATCATTCCGCGCCAGTTCACGCGAACGGTTGCGCATCAAGACAAGGTCAGGGCGCAGTTCACTGTCTGGGCTACGGCTCGACGCCATAAAGTCGGCAAATAGGCGACCAGTGTTGGCAGCGTGATAGTTACGCTTCGCTACCTTGTTCTGTACCTTTGGGGGTAAGCCCAGTGCTTCACGCCACAAACTCATAGGAAACGCACCTTCATCGTGGTCTTGGTCGGCTTGCCAAGAGCAATGGCATTATCGCGCCGCTGTTTCAAAACTTCTTTGCGATAATAATCACGCCACTGCAATAGGTCCACAATAGACATTTTGGCAATAGAGCGGCCTTGGATAGAATAGGATGATACGTCCTTGTCAGCGCGGCCCTGTAGCAAAGACTCAATCTTGTCCAACATGATTTCAGCGTGGGTGCGTGGATCAGCGCCGTTTACATCCAAGTCCTGAATGGCCTCGAACTCGCCGCGCTCAACAACAATACGGTTGTTGCTTGACGTTTGCACAATTTCAAGCTGCCAGTGGTAGAAGCCAGGTGTAAATGAAGCAGATGTGGCGCTACTTGCCGTAAACAGATAATAACCTGTACGCTCAACGGCTGGTAATTGTATTTCAGTGCTGCCGCCGCCAGTAATCCGCGCAACATAGTTTGCAGAGTAAAGTGCAGGGGGATATGTCTCTGCCAGAGCCGTCTTTTTCCACTGAATAAAATCGCCGACAACGATCTTCAGTGGTTCGCCCTCTGGTGCTTCATTCTCGTCAAAAAGATTAGCCATTATCCCTCAGCGCCAGTTGTTAGCGAAACCGCCTCTACGAACAGCCTTTTTGCCAGCCGTTAATGGATGGGGTTTATCAGCTTCTTCGACATTTGGCAATTTATGCTTTTCCATGTTAGCATAAAACTTACGGGCCACGCTATCCATATTTACATTTAGGATAGTAAGCGCAGCAATTGCGTACACTCGAACGTCTAAAGCTTCGTTTCGCGTTCTGGTTTTAACCCACACCCGCGACGGAAAGCCTTTATGGTATTTAATCATCTGCTTTTCAGCAGTTAGCTGCTTAAAATACTCATCATCCCGCTTGGCGGGGAAGTGACAATAGCCTGGGCCAGCCTCATCCATCTTCAGTCGCGAGTAGTGAACCTCTTTTGCTGTATCAACGCCAATGGGATACAGCGGAACCCTGCCGATATTGTTCTTGGACGGACGCCCGACAATCGGTTTACCCTCTCCGCCAACACCCTTAATGGCAAATACTCTGTGTCCGGCGCGTGTCTTGGCATAGTTGTAAACGGCCCGTGTGTGGTGTCCGCCAGTATCGATACAGGTTGCACGGACCAGCATTGGCTCACCACAAGGATGCTCATAGGTCGCCAGCAACACCTCATCGACCTTGTGCCAAAGCTGGGTGGTGGACGGATCGCCATAAATCACATGGTAATCGATCTGCCAGCTTTCTTCGCCAGCGCCCCAGCCCACAATCTCGACTTCGACGCGGTCATCCTGAACGTCGGCTCCAGCCGTCAGCAGCACAACCTCATCAGGGATGCCTTCGTAATCTTCCTTGCGCTGCGCAACAGCATAATCATCGACACCCTCGCCAGCATCTTCCCATGTCTCACCAAGGAAGGTGTTTACAAAGGTTTTGAGCCGCATTGGGTTCTTTCGCGCCGCCAAAAACTCTTCGATTGCGTCAGATAGGACTGACCAAGGCGAGTAA